AGCAGCATCTCCTACATCTAAAACAGCATCTCCTACATCTAAAGCAGCATCTCCTACATCTAAAGCAGCATCTCCTACATCTAAAGCAGCATCTCCTACATCTAAAGCAGCATCTCCTACATCTAAAGCAGCTCCGAAACAGTCTGTAAAATCTGATGGAAAAATACCACAAATTTGGAAAAAAATTCAAATAATTCAATCTATTTGGACTGCAAATAATAGAAAAGGTGATTTTGAATGGGAAATTAAACAAGAAATTTCTAAACCGAAAATTATTAAAACTAATAATAAAGGGAAAGACACATTATATATATTTAACGACAATCATCTTCACCACGAAACACTTGAAGTAGGTGGTGGAAACGGAGCAATAAGACCATATAATAAATATAACCTAGAAAATAATATTTATAGCGCAGGACTATCTACCGGATGGATGCCAAACAATGAATTTCAAAAAAAAGATAGAATACAATGGTTAGCGATTATAAATAGCGAATATGAAGAAATTAAAATATTATTAGAAACAGGTCGTTATAATAAGGTTGTATATTCAACTGCTGCCGATAAAAACGGAAATATTATTAATAAAGATGGTGTTGGCATTTTAGGTATATTAAATATGCCTCGTGTTGATCCAGAAATTAGATGGTATATTCCAACCAAAATACATGAATTACAGTATATAAATATAAATAATAATGTTAATAATTTTATCAGTTATTTAAGAAGTAATATTCTACGTATAGAACTTATTCAAAATAATTATATTATTAATAATAAGATTATTTTTGAAAGTATTCAATTTAATGATAATAATCTATATTCTTATGTAACTAAAAATATAAAAATTAATAATTTTATGAATATTATTAATTTAAATACTTTAAATAATTTAATCAATATATATGAATTGGAAAAGAATATAAAACATATTAAAATTCTAAAATTTTTAAATAAAGAAAATGATTTTTTACATTATCCTATTTTGTATGAAACATGGTATTTACAAAAATCTAAAAAATTAATGTTTTTTTCTCAATATTTAGATAATAATTTAATTAATTTTATTAATACTTCTAAAATTAATAATAATATTATTAATATTTTTATTAATATGATTCAACAATTATTAATGGCAATTATATATTATCATTCAAAAACTGGATTAATTAATACAAATATAAACGCTAAAAATATATTTTATAAAAAAGAAACAACTGCATATGATAAATATATAAATTATAAATTATTTGGAGAAAATTATTACATAAAATATTATGGATATATATGGTATTTGACTGATTATTCTGAAAGTATAGAAATGTCAAATAATCATGATATATTATTTAATAAAAATTATGATTCATATCACATGTATTTTGAATTTAAAGTAATTCTTGATTTTTTTAAAAAATCGAAAATATATGGTCAAAAAGATTTCTTCGACGAATATATTGATAAATTATTAAATAATTTAACTTATGAAAAAATAAAAAATATTTACGATAAAACTAATAAACTTAATATAATCGATAAAGAATTATTTAACTTAATTAAAGGATTTATGTTTTTTGAAACTATTGATTTAAAAAAAAACCATAAAATTTATAATAATAAAAAATATGATGTTACAATAATATCAACAGAAGAAAATAATAAAAAAATGTTATTATCAAATAATATAGATAATGACAATTTTAAGAATAATGTATTCGTTATTAAAAATATATAAATTTAAATTAATTAATATTAATAAAATGAATAAAAAATTTATATTACTATTGATTAATTTAAATACAGTATATTGTTTTATTAATAATATATATATAAAACAATTTAAATTCAAACCACTTTATTTAAATCATAATAGCATACCATATAATAATATATTTAAAAAACAAGAATTTGTAAATATAAGATATGGTGAATTTATTTCAGAAGTTGAAAAGGGTAATATAAAAAAAACAGTTTTTATGAATGATGGTAAAAAATTATTATTAGAAACTAATAATAATAAAAAATTTAAAATTAATTTTTTACCACATGATAATAAATTAATTGAAACATTATCTAACAATAATGTAATTATTGAAATACAAAATAGTAAAAATGAAAAATATGTTAATACTTTAATTTACACGATAACATATTTTTGTATATTTTTAATAATTACACAATTGTTAAAAATAATTATTAATAATAATGAAAAATATGGTATAAATACAAATGAAGATAATCTTAAAATTATAAAAAAATCAAATGTTACATTCGCCGATGTTCGCGGTATCGATTCTGCAAAATTAGAATTACATGAAATTGTTACATTTATAAAAGAAGAACACATATTTACAAAATTAGGAGCAAAAATTCCTAGAGGAATTTTATTAGAAGGCCCTCCTGGTTCTGGTAAAACATTATTAGCACGCGCGATTGCTGGCGAATCAAATGTACCTTTTTTTTCAGTATCTGGTTCAGAGTTTGTAGAATTATTTATTGGTACTGGTGCTGCAAGAATTAGAACATTGTTTGAAAATGCAAAAAAAAATGCTCCTTCAATTATTTTTATTGATGAAATAGATTCTATAGGAAAAAAAAGAGGTTATGGTAGTGAAGAAATAGAACAAACTCTTAATCAATTATTATCAGAAATGGATGGTTTTGAAGGGAATACAGGTGTTATTGTAATTGGTGCAACAAATAGAGGACATATATTAGATAGTGCTTTATTAAGATCTGGAAGATTTGATAGAAAAATATATATTGATTATCCGTCTTATCAAGGAAGATTAGACATATTAAAACTATATGCAAAAAATAAAAATATTTCAGATAATGTGAATTTGCTCGATATTGCAAAAAGCACTCATGGATTTTCTGGTTCTTCCTTAGAAAATTTAATGAATGAAGCAGCAATATTAACTGCAAGAAATAATTCAACTTCTATTAGTAATTATGATATTTTAGCAGCATTAGATAGAATTTCATTTGGTCCATTAAAAAATAATAATGATAATTCATTAAAAAATAAGGAAATAATTGCAGTACATGAAGCAGGTCATGCAATTATTGCTGCTTATAAAAATAATTATGATAAAGTTTCTAGAATTTCAATAACAACAAGAGGAAACACTCGTGGATTAACAATTTTCTCACCAGATGAAGAAATAATAACTTCAGGATTATTAAATAAGCATTATCTTGAATCACTAATACAAGTTGCGTTAGGGGGAAGAGTTGCCGAAGAATTAATATTCGGGGAAGATGAAATTACAACTAGGGCATGTAATGATTTAGAAAAAGTTTATTCAATTGCTAGAAGTATGATTATCGATTATGGAATGTCAAAAGAAATAGGCACCTTTGCTATAAATGAAAATGATATATCTATTTTTTTACAAAATAAGATAGATAAAGAAATATTAAAAATTGTCAATAAAAGTTATAAAAATGTTAAGAACTTATTACAAAATAATGTTCATAATATTATAAAAGTTGCAAAATTATTAATTCAAAAAGAAACTATAACTTGTGAAGAATTTTATGATGTTATGGAATTTGTTTGAATAATTATTACCATCAAATATGTGAAAACATATAATATATTTAACTAATATATTAGCGTATTAACTCTATAATTAAATGAATAAATATATAAACATTTAAATAATATATATTATTAATATCATAATGATAATAGACGATTATATTTTTTACACAAAGGAATATAAACAGAAATATGGAGATAAAACTATTGTTCTTATGCAGGTTGGTTCTTTTTTTGAATTATATTCAATATTTGACGATACTGATAATGAATTATATAAAATCGCTGATATATGTAATATTACTATATCTAAAAAAAATAAAACTATTCTCGAAGTTAGTAATCGCAATCCATTAATGGCTGGATTTCCTCTTTATACAATTAATAAATATCAAAATATATTATTGCAAAATAATTACACTATTGTTATGATTGAACAAGTATCCGAGCCACCTAATCCAGATAGAAAAGTAACTGAAGTATTAAGTCCGGGAATGAATATTAATTGTAATACAAAAAAAAATAATTATCTTATGTCAATATACTATGAAAAAATAAATAATTTATTAGTAGTTGGATTATCATTTATTGATATTAGTACAGGCAAATGTTATATATATGAAATTGGTTCTAGTAAAGATGATATTGATTTAGTTAATAATGAAGTATTTAGATTAATTATTAATTATAATCCATGTGAAATAGTTTTTTTATCAGATAATACTTTAAATGAACATGATAAAGAAAATATTCTATTAAATTTAAATTTAAATAATATATTGATACATGAATTATGGCATAAATATGAATATATTGATATTATGAATGATATTAAATATCAAGAAAAAATATTTAAAAAGGTTTATAGAAGTATTAAAACACAACTTTCTATTATTGATTTACTAAATTTAGAATTTTTAAATTTTGGAAGAATATCATTTTGTTATTTACTACAATTCGCATATGACCATAATTCGGATATATTACATGATATATCTAGACCAGAAATACTTGAAATCAATAAATATTTGAATTTAGAATATGATAGTACTTTACAATTAGATATTATTAGTTTAAATAATAAAGATAAACCATTGCTTGATATTTTAAATAAATGCAATACTTCATTTGGTTCAAGATTATTTAAAGATAGATTACTAAATCCTATAATTTCTAAAGAAGAATTAAAAAATAGATATGATAAGGTTGACTTATTTATGAAGGACAATTTATTTAAAAAAATATCTAAAAAATTAAGCAAAATATTAGATTTAGAAAGAATTAAAAGAAAACTAATACTTCTCAAATTAAATCCTCACGAATGGTCTGGATTTGATATTTCATTGGAAAATGCTAGAGAAATTTTTCACATTTTGGGATATGATAACGAAATTATTAAAATAGACGAAATAACTAATTACTATAAAACTATTATTGATATAGATTCTGCGTGTAAATATAATATTTTTGAAATCAAAGGTTCTATTTTTAAAAAGGGTTTATATGATATTATAGATGAAAAAGATGAATTATTAACAGAATTAATGATTAAAATAAATAATGCTGTTACCGAAATTATAAATATTGGAGAACGAAATAATATTGATACATTTTGTAAATTAGAACATACTGATAGAGATGGTTATCATATTCAAATTACTAAAAAAAGATTTAAAAATTTACAATCAATTAACTTTAATAAGAATTTAAATATTTTATCGCAACAACAAGGTTATATTAAAATATCAACACTTGATTTAAATAATTATTCGAAAAATCTAAATGACACTATTATTGAATTATCTCAATTATGTTTACATTATTATAAAGAATTTATGACTAGTTTTATTAAAAAATTCAATAATTCGTTTGATGATATAATTAATATACTTTCTGATATTGATATTACTTCGTGTAATGCAAAAAATGCATATGAATATAGATACTATAGACCATCTTTTGTTCATAATAAAACTTCTGGATTTATTTGTGCTAAATCTATTAGACATCCAATTATTGAAAGAATTAATGAGAAAAAAGAATATATTGGTAATGATATTGAGTTATCTGAAAAAGGTATTCTATTATACGGTGTTAATTCGTCTGGTAAAAGTTCATTAATGAAAGCCGTAGGATTAAATATTATTATGGCGCAAAGTGGTATGTTTGTTCCTGCTCACGAATTTACATATGAACCATATCATCATATTTTTACTAGAATATTTGGTAGTGATAATATTTATAAAGGTCTAAGTAGTTTTGCTGTTGAAATGATTGAACTTCGAAATATATTAAAACGCTCTAATAAATTTAGTTTGATTTTAGGTGATGAAATTTGTAATGGTACAGAATCAATATCTGGCATTTCTATTGTTGCTGCTACTATTGACAATTTAATATCAAACTATTGTAGTTTTATATTTGCTACGCATTTACACGAACTTACAAAAATTAATTTATTAAATGATTATATTAATAATAATAAATTGGATATTTTTCATTTACATATTTCTGTTAAAAATGATATCATATATTATGAAAGAATATTAAAAAAAGGCTCTGGTTCAAGTGTTTATGGTATTGAAGTATGTAAAGCATTAGATATGCCTAAAGACTTTATGAAAAATGCAGAAACAATTAGAAAAGAATTGCAATCTATTGACACTTTTATTATTGGATTAGATAAATCCCATTATAATAAAAATATAAATATTGAAAAATGTGCTATTTGTAATAATGCAAGTGATGATACACATCATATTAATTTTCAGTGTGATGCTGATTCTAATGGATTTTTCAAACATTATCATAAAAATATTGAACATAATCTTGTTATTTTATGTAAAAAATGTCATTTAAAAGTTCATAACAATGAAATTCAAATTAATGGTTATAAAGATACTAGCGATGGTTTAAAATTAGATTTTAATTATTTAAACATTCAAAATAATCTAATAGATTCTAATATTACAAATGAAATAGAATTTACAAATGATGATTTAATAAAATTAAAAATATATATATTATTTGATAAAAATAATATTTGCTATTTTAGAAATACAAAAACAAGTAAATTCAATAGATGTGATGACAAAAATAAAATTTTAAAAAAAATAAATAATCTTTTGAAAAAAAATTTATTAGCTATACCTGATAAATTTTTTAATCTTCTTATTGATTATAAATTATAAAGTTTTTCTAGTTTTGGAAATAATATATATTTACTATAGATATTACTTATTTCAAATAATGTATTTTTTAATAATATCAATAATTCAATCATACAATTATAAAATAAAGATATATTTGTAAATTTGTGATTTAAAACATAATTATATATTTTATTTATATCTGTATAATATTTGATTACTTCTTTTTCCATTAAAATAGCATATACTATATACTTTCAAAATAAATCTTAAGTGCTTAATTAAGTTTTCCATTTATGACCACAAACAATACATGTAAAGAAAATTGTCATCGATTCGTCTCCAGAACGCGTTTGTAATTCTTGATAAGACACTTTGTTATTTTTACATTTACCACACTTAATTAAATCAGACATTGAGACTTGTTTAATTTCATATGCCTCTTTTAATTTTAATTTTTCTTTTTCTATAATTAAATGCCATTTTTCGGGATATAACTCTTCTCTTGACATATATGCCAATTCATGTGGCATAAACTCCTTTTTTTTTAATCTTTGATATAAATTTTTATTATTGATATATGTTGTACTAACCAAATTTGTATAAATACTACGGAATATATTACTATATATATCCACAAAGTGTTGACTTTGCCACGATAATTGTACATTATTTTTTACTGCATAATCTAATGATGCGTTAAAAATTCCTATTTCTAAATCATCTAATTCTATTTGACTTAATTTTATATTTTTTCCTATTATTATTTTGGACTCATCTCTAATTTTGTTGTTATTTATTGACATTATTAAAAAAATATATAATTATATATATAAATCATTTTTTTAAATATTTAATAATATTCGTCATAATCATATAATTCATTGTCCTCATAATATTCGTCGTCATAATCATCATATTGATAATCATCAATATCTGATGTATAACTAACTTCATCGCTTATATTTGAATTATTATCATCTAAATTATATTCTTGTGTTTCATAATCTTCAATTAATTTCTTATAATACTCGATAATGTAATCAATATCTTTATATCTTCCAAAATATTGTTGATAATGCAACCTTTTATCATTTTCATATTCATCATTCTCTTTAATCACTTTATCGTATTCAATTCCTTCTTCTGTTTTATAAAATGGAATTACATGTTTATTAGCTAGAATTACAAAATTATTATAAATAATATTGTTATACATATTTATATATTTTTTAATGTTTTCTTTACTATTTTCAATATTATATTTATTAATATGATAATCAATTATAATTGACATATTTAACTTATCTTGTTCATCACTTTCTAAACCCTTCTTTTTAATATTTGCAATAAAATTTCCATTAATATAATCATTTAAATCATCGTCGTGAATTGTATTATATAATTCGGCAATATCTTTTTCAGTAGACATATATAAATTTTATATCATATAAAATATCATTTTTTTATTTTTTTATATAAAATAATAAATATTATTTATTAATAATAATGCAAGGTTTGCAAAATTTAGGTAATACATGTGCTATTAATACATTAATACAAATTATTTGTAGAAATCATTATTTGAGAAATAGTATTTTAAATGTTGATATACCAGATAATACTTTAGCGATTGAATTAAAAGAAATTTTAAGAATTATGTATGTTGATAATAATTCTTTAAGTCCTAATAAATTTATTATAAATTTGTTTGATAACTTAAAAGTATTTAATTTTGGAGAACAATTGGATTTAACTGAATTATGGTTATTATTATTCGAAAAAATTACCGATGAAATATCGTGTTATATTCCTAAAATACAATATAAAAAATATTTTGATAATTTAAAAATTACAGATAACGAAATTAATATCAAAGCAGATTATATTATTAATAATTTTAATAATAACAAAAATAGTTTATGGTTACAACATGTTCAAGGTGTTATTTTAAATATTATTGAATGCACCGAGTGTAATAATAATAGTTATAATTTTGAACCATTTACGGCTATTCAACTTGATTTACCTACCGAGTCTCATGAATCTATAACATTAACTTCGCTATTTAGAGATTATTTAAGACATACTATTAATAAGGATGAATGGAAATGTGAAAAATGTAATAAATGTACTAAATATAAAAAAATACTAAAATTATGGAAAGTACCAGATGTTTTAATTTTTTTCTTAAAAAGATATACTAATATTCATAATAAAAATAATACTAAAATTGATATTAATAAAACTATTAATATTAAAAAGGGATGTATTTTATCCGATAATATACTTGAAGTTTCTTATAATATTTCATCAATTGGATGTCATGTTGGTAATTTAAATGGAGGTCACTATTATGCTATTTGTAAAAATAATACTGATGATTTTGTTATGTATGATGATTTAGATATAAAAAAATTTAATGAGTCTAATAATAATTTTCTTAAAAATAATTCTAAATGCTATATGGTTGTTTATTCTTTATAATGCTATTGAAACACATACTTGAATATTTTATTTATTTAATAAAAGATTTTAATATATAAAATTTATATGTATTATTTAACTAATGGATAAAATTACTATTTTATTATCATCAACTGTTTTTATACAAAAAAAAAAAAATTATTTATTTCAAAGAAGTCCAGAGATTAGATTAAATGCTTATTTAACAAGTATTAAACAATGGTTGGATAATACAAGTTTTAATATTGTATTAGTAGATAACTCTGGATATACTTTTGAAGAATTAAATGATTATAAAATTAAATATACAAATAGGTTCAAAATTGTATCTTTTACTGAAGAAAATATTAAAGAAAGTATCTATATTAAAGATTGTGAATCTAAAGGCTCAAGCGAAATGCTATCGTTAAATTATGCTTATTATAATTCTGAATTAGTTAGTAAAAGTGAGTTTTTAATTAAAGTAACAGCAAGATTTTTTATACCTAATTTTCAACAATATTTAGAAGAAAATAATATTTTTAATTATGACAGTATTTGTCAAAATAATAGAATGCGATGTGAAATGGTTGGATGTAAAACAAAATATTTTCATAAATTATTTAATATTCATTTAATTACTTTAGAAAATAAATTATGTGCGTGGAGTGAATTAATTTTTAAGGAAAGGATTGATACTTATTTTGCTAATACACTTATTTGTAAGAAATTACCTATTGAAAAAACTTATAGAGGTGGTTGTACAATACCTTATACTGACTTATAATTTAATCGCTTATTTTTATATAGTTATTAATAATGGATATACAATCCTTATTACTAATAACTATAAATTTTTTAAAAAGTAAAAATAAAAAATAAATTATTATTTTTTTACAACAATGTGATACTGTGTTTTTTAATACAAGTTATATACTCGTTACTGATGATATGTATAATTTATTCAAAGATTATTTGAAAAAATTAGACGCTAAAAATTCTTATTTAAAAGAGTTGGTGCCGATGAAGAAACAAAGGTTTAATTACCTTTTTGGATGGGTTCTCTTAATAATGCTATAGAAACACCTACACGAATATTTGATTTATTTATATCATTTTGAATATCTATTTTTGTTTTTTTTAATTTAATTTTTATATCCGCTACTTCTTTTTCATATAACCATGTTCTATAATTACCATTTGCTAGTTCTATATCATATTCATCTAAATCAAATATAACATAATCGCTTTCTTTTAAGAGTTCCTCTTCATTATTTTTTTTTGCAAATTTATCATAATATTCTGCATGTTCTCCTTCATACATCATTTCCATCATTATTTCATCTATAAATTTAATTATTTCATCTAATCTTTTTTCTGTTTTTTTGATATCAATAATATCTTCTTCATTATATTTAAATATTAGATTTTTATCTAAATCTTCAAAGAAATTACATGCAAATCTTTGCAGTTCTGATCCGTATAAAGGCATTTTTTACTATTCGCTTCTAATATTTCTGTTTGTCTTCACAAACTCAAAATATCTTCCTTTCACTAATTCAATTTCTTAAACGAACGCCAAAACCTACTAAATATTACTCTAGTATAGTTTAATCATTTTTTATTATTCTATTATTTTTTCACTACATTTCTTATATAATATAAAAAAATGATATTATTATATAT